GCTGCAGAAGGACCAGCACAAAATAGAGATGACGAAGTTAAATGGTGTATTGACGATGTAACCTTAAAAATGCTTGAGGAACACCTTGAAGCACTTGTTCATTATAAATTCATGGAACAAGATGACAGATGGCCTTACGGTAATCAACCATTTAAAAAATTTGTATCCAAATATCTAAAATCTCAGATAGTGAACGATTCCAACATCGAATAAATCTTTGGTGGAATGGTTCTGTGACTAAGAACTGCCATCGATGATGGCATTACTTTAAGCACCAAGGGACTTCTGTATGGACTCTTCTTGTAGGCATAGAACTTACGAGTTTTTTCCATCAAGAAGTGACTGTAGATGTAGCAATTTGCTCTTTTTGCATACATCTTTGTATCTATTTGAAGATTGAATTTTTTAATCATTCTGATTGCTCTTTTTTCACAATCACGTTCCATTGCACGAATTATGAAAAAAGCTTTTCTTAATTTTTCTTGATCAAAATTTTCTCCTGCAAACCAAGAATCAACCATCAAGATTGCTTTATCTGATTTGGTATAAATTTTTGAATTATTAATATACTGAAGAAAGTGACAATATTCGTGGACCAATGTTTCTAAAAAATTTGTTCCTAATCTTGCAATTTTTATAACTTTTTCTTTATCAGAAAAGTATCCTTCACAACGATATCCACCACAATTTAATAATTTTCCACGCCCTATCACCAAGCGCATACCGTATTGTGCCAGATGTTTTTTCACATGACTGACAAACTGACGGTTCCTAGTGTTCATAGGCGACTCCTCAGTCCATATTATTTAGGCAATTACTTGACAGTCAATAAAAGGAGAGTATAGTTTAACAACTTCTTAAGAAAGGAAAGTTTTATGGAAATTACTACAGTTGATCGTCCGACTAAGATTCAGAGAGTGTTTGATTACATGCGTTCTGGTGCCCCATTGACTGCTGGAGTTGCGCGTAAGCGTTTCCGTGTGCAGAACATGCGTGCCACTATGCATGATCTCCGCGAGGCTTTTGATCGTTTTGAGATGAACTACACCGTTGTTCGTGAGATGCGTAACGGTCGTTCATATTATCGTGTGACTCGCAATCGTAGTCGATAATAAAAATCGATCACAAAACAAAAAACCTCCGAGCAATCGGAGGTTTTTTTATATGTTTATAACCATGTTAAGTGTTTGTGGTCCAACAAATCTACAATAAAGAGTTCTTGGTACATCAATTCCATTTGTTATCAAGACATAGGATTGATCAAAACCGGGTTTACCGGAAACATAATAATTCTTTCCAAGCTTTATTGTATAGAGTGGATCAGAGTAGACTTCAAACTCCCAACCCTGCAATGAAGAATGGCTCAAGTCTATCTTAAGTCCTGTTGTTATTGCAAAAGTCATTCTGGTAGCAGTTTGAGCACCCCCAGTAAAGTTTCTTTGCGTAAACACATTGTAAACTATAGACTGTGTTATCAAGTTTTGATTTTGTAGGGTAGTCTGTGCTATAAACAGATAGACACTGTTATCAAACAACAAATTGCTTGGTTGGTTTGTAGATGATAAATCTTCACTGTAAATATCTTTCGGGCATGTTTCACAAGCAACCCAATACCCTGACTCAGTTGTTCCCAGTGCCTGTCTTCTAAGATATGCTTGATAATAATTTTGATTTTCATAACAATCGATAACATGATTGTTTGAATCGTGAATACGATAGATTCCCAGTATGTTTTGTGGTTGTTGAATTTCTTCAACCTCCGATTTACCGCGAATATATTGAGTCAATTCTGTTGATGTTGTCGATAGATTTTGATTTTGTAATGTTACACCAATAAACATTATTTCTTGATTGTCTCTTAACACCCCGGTTCCTTGAATTGGAAGTCTCCCAAAGTTAGAACCCGTTCCACCACTTACTTCAATATATTCTTCAAAATTTAAATCACTTCCCAAAATACCCATTTTTTCAAATGTAGTTGTTGATGTATTTGGAAGTGTGTTAAGTATGTAATTGTTTGTTGTATTTCCTAAAGTATTGAATGTGAATTGAGGTGCACTTACAAAGTTATCTTTATTGTAAAGATTATATGTGCTTGTTGCGGTAAGTCCGGACACAATTCCAGCAACAATAATTTTATTATCATTTAAAGTTTGCTGATATTCACAAATGCCATTAAGAGTAACACTATAATCCAACTCAGGATCATAATATTTTGTTGCCGTAAAAGTAAAAGTGTTACCAGCGGTCAACGATCCAAATATTCTGTTTAGATAGATTCTATCAGAAGTATCATATACATGTGAATAATCTATGAAACAACTGGAACCCTGTACTGATAAATTCGGAGATGAATTTAATACACCCTTAGTAAATAAAGGATCGTATGTGTTTCCATAAATCAGGAAACCATAGTTTTTGTAAGATCTAACATTGTTGAGTGTATATAAAGGCATTTCATGAAGCCAAGTATGTTACAACTTGAGTACCGCTACCAGCAACTACATAAATTTTGTTGGTATTTGATATCTTCAATTCTGTTTCATCACCTGGATCTAGTGCGTATCCCACAGAGGAGCCTACAAAGGAACCTGTATTTCCAATGTAGATGAAATCTGTGTTTGAGGAAAGTGCTCTAATTTTTACATAATTCTGTACAGTGAACCCACCTGAATCAAGTTGAGCTGGTGTTGGATAGGTAGATGATGTTCTTCCGTTCTTAAAAGTTGTTGGAACAGAAATTCCAAGTGTGTTCAAATTAGTGTTTAGAGTTCCAAGAGCGCTTGAAATTCCATTCAAAGATGAAAGTATTGCCGTGTCGTTAATTGTTACTGTGTTTCCTACAGTGGTAGCAACGGATGTTCCACCACTCATACCTTGGATTCTTAAACCATTTCCAGCACTATCATTTGTTACACCCACTGTTGGGTTTATAACTGCATTGATTGTTGCACCAACGATGTTAACATAAACTGGATTGGCGGAATTTCCTACCTCTGTTCCAGACGAATTTACTAAATTTGTATAAACCCATGTAACACCATTTGGTCCAAATACAGAAACGTTATCTGTGGTTTTTGATAAATTTCTTCCGCCTGTTACCTCTACCTGAGATCCGGTAAAAGTTCTAACGAATACTGGTGCCGAAGTAACACCTTGTGTGTAAACTGTACCGCTTACAACTACTGGGGTTCCACCGGGAATTCCTTGAACTGCACCACAGAATCCTATTAAGTTTGCTGTTATACCGCCAGCAACTACATTTACGGGAAAGGGGTTGCTGCTTGAAACAATTGATACAGAACCAGTAGGACCATATGCCAACTTCATGTATTGGAAGTGAGAAGTTGCCCCCGAGAAATAAATAGCATCTGTTGCTACATTGAATGTGTTGCCACCTGATTCAATCAGTACGTTTGGGTCTGTGTCAAATGCCATGTTTGTTCCTTAAAATGGTATAAATAGTTCTAGAATATTTAGATAGATTTATTTATTGCTTTTTATATTGAACGAAGTATATTAGAATCATGTATATTGACGATGCAGCCAAAGAAAAGTTTTCAAATAAAGTTCTTGAAAGGGCTTTAAGTACTCAAATGTCCTTTATGGATTGTATTTTGGAGCTTTCTGAGGAGATGGGATTAGACCCAACTGCATCTGGAAAACTTCTTACAAAACCTTTAATTGAAAAAATTGAAGTAGAAGCAAAAAATTTACATCTATTAAAAAGTTCAAAAAACAAGAAATTACCAATTGACTGATTTGGTTTTTTCTTGTATCATATGCATCAGTCATTAAGGCCGAGGTAGATCCTCGGGGAAAGAGTATTATGGGAAATTTTTCAGATTTTAAAAAGAAGAGTAAGAATTCGGTCGCATCGCTAACAGAGAAGCTTGAGAAGCTTTCTTCCAAGGAAGGCTACAAGGACGAGCGTATCTGGAAGCCTGGAATTGACAAGGCTGGTAACGGATATGCAGTTATCCGCTTTCTACCAGAGGTTGAGGGAGAGGATAGTCCTTTCGTTTCAGTCTATAGTCACACCTTTAAGGGGAAGGGTGGTTGGTTTTATGAGAACTGCCCAACTACCATTGGTGAGAAGTGCCCAGTATGTGCTGCAAACACAGAACTCTGGAACAGTGGAATCGAAGACGACAAGAACATTGCTCGTAATAGAAAGCGTAAGCTAGCTTATATTTCCAATATCTTGGTAATTGAGGATCCAGCAAATCCCGAAAACAAGGGCAAGGTCTTCCTATACCAGTATGGAACAAAGATCTTCCAGAAGATTCAGAGCCTCGCTCATCCTGAGTTTCAGGATGAAGTTGCGGTTGATCCGTTCAACTTCTGGACAGGTGCGGATTTTAAGATTAAGATCCGTAATGTCGGTGGGTATGTAAACTATGATCGCAGCGAGTTTGCAACCCCCGCACCACTACTTGGTGGTGATGACAAGAAGCTTGAGGAGCTGTGGAAGAAGCAATATCCCCTCAAGCCCTTTATTGATAAGAGTCAGTTTAAGAGTTTTGATGAACTGAATGCTCGGTTCAAGAAGTCTGTCGGTGACGATATTCGCGCTCAGTTTTCTGAGTCCAAGAGCATCGAAGACGATGTGGAGGAATCTTCTGTTGTGGAAAATATTGAAGAGAAAGATCCTCTGCAATACTTCTCCGAAATGGAGAATGAGTGAAAAAGGCCCCGAAAGGGGCCTTTTTTATTTTAAGAATATGGTGGAAACATACTGCTTTTATCTCTTCTAGATTCAAATAAAAGATTTTTTGGATCTGTGAGAGGTCTTTCTTCAAAATCGTCTCTATTTGTATTCTGTAACCAATCTCCACCTTTAATATTGTCATACAAATCTTTGAAACCACCACGCATCTCTTGTACTTGATTTTCTAAGTTTACTGTTTTTTCATATGCTTCTTCTGCATCAATTTTTACTTGAAAATCTAAACCAGAAAGTTTTGCAGTTTGTGCTTCCACCCCACTTTTTATTTCTACTTGAGTAGGTTCATATGTTATTGGATCTGGTAGAGGAATATCTTTTACGACATTGATAAATTCAGATGGCTGTGTATCCTGAGAATCAACCATCGAAGATACTGATTGTGCTTCTGCTGCTACATCTATAGAAAATTGATTGCCTTCTTCGTTCATATTGGATAATATCCTACTCCATTAATTGTTTGTGCTTGGTTCTGCTTCTTTCTTTCTTGATATTCTGCAATTAGTTTTATGTAAATTTCTCTTTCCCAACAGTACATATTTTCTATCTCACTTAAAGACCAAGAAAAATTATTTATTAAGGTAAAGTTTGAGATGAAATAATCTCTCAAATCAAAAAACTTTACCGATAAGTAAAAAAATTTAAAATACCACTGACCTCCTTTTTTTCTTCTTCTAATTGAAGTGAAAGATATAATTCAGGTTGTTTTTTTAGAAATGCTTCTATTTTTGGTAACACCGAAAGAGGTAAATTTTCAATTACTTGTTTTATTTCTTCCGTTACAAATTTATTTACTTTGTATATTTCATTTTTTACAATTACTTTTTGAATACAAGATTTTATCAATTCTTCTTTATCTAAAGAATTTAATCTTAAAATACTTTTTAATTTTGGTGTCGTTAGCACCAAAGTTATATCATTGCCTACTTTGATTTCTTCTTCGCAAAATTCATTTCTGGCCTTTATTTCATTTATGTTTACTTGAACTTTTTTACCGTTGTAAATTAAATTTAAAATTTCATCTACACTTTTTGATCTTACTTGAAGAAATAGATATTCTGCATCTGCCAGACACAACTCCTCAATATCTGATTCCTTGGTGTAAGACTTTAAAAGTTCAACCATATTTTTCAAAGCAAGTTTTTTATTGTCTTCTTGAAGTATGGTTGTTATTGCCTTGGCATCCTTTACACGAAAAGGAGAAAAGGAAACAGTTTGTTTGGAAATAGGAAGTGTTGTTTCGTATTCAGGAATAGAAAAATTTAAATGTTCAATTATACTCATAATTTAATCTTTATTTAACGGTAAACTCTCTGTAATTCATCAAAACTTGATATATGAGATATTCATTTGGTCTCAACATATTTAATTCCAGTGGAATGTTTTCCAGAGGATAAACCTCGTAGAAAGTAAAAGTTTTATTTACACCACCATTTGGATCAAGTAATTTTACTTCCATAGTTGTGCTGTAAATTATGTCATTATAAAAACTTAATTGAAATGGTGTTTGATAATTTCCTTTAATTCTTCCACCGGAATATATCAAGTTGAACCATTTATTAAAAAAGTCTATTATAAAATTATCATTGGTTACAGCAAAATTTAAAAGCACACCACCTGCAAATCGTTGGTAGCGGGGAACCATTCTACCGGGTCCATATCCTGCTAGGTTGTCCGCTATTGCGTCGATGGCTCTAGAACCCATGGAGACAGCCAGAGTTTGGAAGTCCTCTGGATTGACATCTGTAAGTCCTTGTGGAAGACTTGGAAAAGAAACCGAATATCTATTGTTTCTTTGTAGACCTTTATGTCTATCAAAGAAATCTTTTATTCCTATTATGGAATTTGGTATGCTACTCATGATGCAAAAATTTCCTTTTCTGTTATTACTTTAAATTCCATGTTGTTCTTTTCGCAAAATCTGTTGGCAGCTTCCCATTTGGCCGTGTTTATTATCCATGTTATTTTTTCTTGTTTTGATGCGTTTTCTTTCAAGTATGTTTGTTTCTTTGGTTTGACTTCGACCATCCAAGTTTTTAAGCCTTCGTTATTTTTGAATTGTATTACAAAATCTGGATAGTAGTTGTGTAGTTTTTGGTCTATAGGATTTATGTATGGTATTACCATTTCTTCAGAAGACCATTTTACTACACTTTCATTAATATCACAAAATTTGCAAATATTTCTTTCCCATAAAGATCTACAAACAATATTCGTTGGATCCCCTACATATTTTTGTGGGTTGTTTGGCGAATATTTTGTTTTATATGCCATAAAATTATTTAGGTAATTTTATCTAAATATTGTTGTAGATGCCATCACTCTTTTCATATCCATTTGGAGTTTACGCAGCGGAACAACCTCTTTGGTTGAATTTTTATTCTGCTCCATATTCTCTCAAAAATACCGAAAGAACCAGGCCCGGAGTTATTAATAGATCAGAGTTTCAATTGAAACTTCCAATGCCAAAGGAGCCTGGTTACCAAATTCAACACAACTTTGGTGAAAGTAATAATAATCCTGTTGGTCCAATTCTTTCAAGAGCTGGTTTAGCAAACAGCGGAGGGTTTAACACATCCGGTGGAATCAACATGATTTCAAGACTGATGCAACCAGCATTATTCTATCATGAAAGAATGTTTGCTACATCCACTTATCGTCGGTTTAGTAATATTGCAGAAATGACAATGATATCCGAAGGAAGAAAACAATATTTCTTCCAATACATAATGGTTCCAAAAAGCCCAGAGGAATCTATTCAAATAGAACAAATTGTTGGAACCTTTAGAAAATGTTCTTATCCTGCAGTTGCTTCCGGACTTCCTGAAAGATCATATCCACAAAAATTGTGGGCTCTTGCTGTCACTAAAGGAAACGGAGTTGCTTTGGGTGGAGAAGCAAATTTGACGGCAAATTGGTTAGGTGAACCATTAGTTTGTGTTTTAAACACCGTCACGGTTAAAAAAAACGATGACGCGGATACTGTTGTTCGTTATTTACCGAACGGTGCATCTTCTGTAACCTTATTGGGTTTGGTATTTACTGAATTTGAAACCGGAACATATGTACCAGAAGCAAATGCCATATGGTCTAAGTCTGAAATATCTTCTTATTACTTTGGACCGAGCGCTTAATTATGAAATATTTTGAAAATCTTCCAAAAAAGACATTCTCATCAAGCGTTGGGGATTTTGTCATATCAGACTTTTTTACTTACTTGGATAGCGGAGATCTTAATCTAACAACTTCAAACGTTGAAATTGATTCTAAAACAACATTATTGGAAGCCTCATATACTGTTTATAATGACCCAAATGCTTTTTGGTTGTTTTTAACATCAAATAAAAACATAAATCCATTTAATTTATTAGCAACAAACGTTAATATTTTTATTACCGATAATGAAAATAAAATTGGACTGAATTTAGTTTCCAGTCCAACTGGCTCTACTGCTTTTGGTTATCCTCAAGGAAGTATTATTGTACCTTTTATCGGAAATACTGGAGATTCTGCCTCATATTCTTCAGTTGGAAATTTTGATCTAAACGGACCTTTTACACTAATAGAAGATGTATCATTTTATAGTTCTGATATGATTATAAAAGCACAACAAGGTGGTACATTTATATCTTCTGATGGCACAACTGGTTCTGGTGTATTGGTAATAACACCAATAAAAGGTGGAACGTATTCAATACAAAAAATTCTTTATCCTTCAAACACTAAAAAATCAATAGAAACTGTTGTAAAGGTTGAATTGTCTGCAGAAGGAGTTATTGAAGAAATTGGTGTCTCTGATAAATATACTCCACCCAAAAAAGGATCTTCATCAACACGATCATCGACAGCAACAACAATACCGGATGGAATAAGTGGTGGAACAGAAGTAAGCGCTTTGACGGTAAATCAGCTATCTTCAAAGAACATAAATGCAATAGTTCAAAGTCAAGTTGGCTTGTTAAAAAGTTATTTTGTGTCGGCTAAATATAATTGAAAAATGCCAAATATTGAGAAGTCTTTTAATCCTGCTTATTCAACTATAAAGTCCATTTTTTTGCAAAATGATGACGGTAGTGAAAGTGTTAACATTTTAATTCAAAACAGTGAATGTGTTTTTGAAAGAATTGAATTTGTCGAAAATGTTAATGATGTTTTGCCAAATGGTGTTCTTGTAGTAAAAGATACGAAAGATATTCTTTCAAGAATAAAAGAATTTAAAATAAATAAAATACAAATTTTATTTTTTGATGGAAAAAAATGGGATTTGATTATAACCAGTGCTAGTTATATTAACAACGCAGCATCAGATACAGAAGAAAACTTTGTTGGGATATACTTTAGCAATTCTTATTATACAAAATATCAAAAAGCCTCCTTGAATCAACTATTAAAAATCAAAAAACCAT